ATGTCCTTCTCGCTCTCTCGAAATTCAATTATCTGGCAGGTGTCTGCACTTGGCAAACGGTTTAAAATTTCCACCGGAATCACAACTTCTCACTGGGTGCCTAAGGAGCAGCGCGTCTCTAAAGTAGAGGATTTTGCATGGGAGAAAAACAGCAAGCTCGATAAAATCGAACGCGAGGAAGAACGAATCAAAGTGAAAGCGAAGGTGGAGGGGGTGATGCCTGACCGGGTATTCTTGGAGGCTTTTGTCAAGCAGGTCTGCAACCCAAATCAGAAGGTAGAAAGCAATGATCCTATATTTATCTGGGAGGTGGTGGAGCTGTACCGGGACCGGATGAAAAACACCAAGGAGCAATCGCACCTGAAGAACTTCAAGAGTCTTGGCCAACTCTTCAAAGATAATTATCCTTTGATGAAGTTTGACGCGCTCAATACGCAATTCTATCAGGACCTCACAGACTATCTGATTGACGAAGAGTTGCTGCACAATACGATTGTGAGGAAGATGCGGGAGATCCGGGCGGTGGCTAATTTTGCCAGAAGGATAGGTCTCACGATTCATGTCGAATACACTGACTTCAAAATCAAGGAACGCAGGTACAATCCTTTCTACTTGGATTGGGATCTTCAGCTTTCGCAGATCGAACAGATCGAACTCGAAGGAATGCTTGACAAAGTTCGGGATCGATTTCTTTTCCGATGCTATACCGGGATGAGGGAGGGAGAACTGAATCAACTTTTACCGCAACACTTCTCAAGCCGTGGAGGCAAAGTCTTCCTGAAGTACCAGGACATCAAGGGGAAGAAACCCAAATCAATCCAGCTGAACCCGAAAGCCGAGGCTCTTGCAAAAAAATATAGCTTCATGCTTCCTGTGATGGCTCAACAGACTGAAAACTGGATGATCAAAGATGTGGGGGAACTTGCGGGACTGACTCAGCCATTTCAAAAAGTGCGACACTCTGGAAATAGAGTGAAGGCTGAAATGAAGCCTATCTACAAAATGATCTCAAGCCACACTGCTAGAAGGACCTTTGCTCGAAGGTGGTTTGATATGGGTGGATCGCTGCTGATGCTGAGCAAGTACCTGGGACATTCCAGTATTGCCGTGACGGAGCTTTACATCGGGATAGAAAACGAAGAAGCAAATGATGAGATGATGAGGATCATGGGTTAAAATTTCTTGATTGAATCACCGACTACCTTTTGAATGACTTTTAAGCCTTTGATCACTTCAAATGGCGTGTCATCATAAGATTTAAAGAGTTCGTCAAGTAAATTATTTACTTGGATTAAATCTTTCTTAACCTCCTTTAAAGTGTTGTACATCTCTACAAAGGTGGCTGTGGAAAGATCGGATTCGCGTGGAGGGCCAAAGTGATTCTGCTCCGATTGGGGAAGATCCAAGACGGTATCAAAGAAGTCCACGTTGAATTTCTCTTTTAATAAATTGAGGTGATGGAGTTGCGGTTTTTGCAGTCCATTCTCAAGGAATGAAATGATTGTCCTGGTTAGACCTATCTTATCAGCAACGTCCTTTTGAGTCAACTCTTTGTTTTTTCTCCAGTCCTTTAAGGCTTCTGAAAAAAATCTTTTCTCATTCATGGTTTTTTTTGTTAGTGCGTTAGTGTTTTGTAAGTTTAATATGTTAGCTTTACGTACTTATAATACTAACAGTTCAAAATTCATTAAAATATATTTCAAATGAAAGCAATTAAATCACCCAAGTCGGGAAAAACCCTACCCATCAAGGTAAGTTTGGATCTTTATGACTCAATTCACGTGTTAAAAGCCAATACGGGCAACACCAGAATGAACAATTCGGAATTTTACACCATGATTCTGACCAAAGGTTTGGAATCACTTAAACTATAATTATGCCCAATAGCGTTAGAAATTCAAACAATGTTTGTCACCATTGCCCGCAAACTTTCCAAGAGATTGTCGATTTGATTAACCATATCAAAGAAATAGCGGAGTCAGTATTCATTCAGATCACCTGCTCGGCAGTGGAGGTAGTGAGGCAAGTGGCCAAAGCACTCGGCACCAACATGCACGAAATGGAGGATCATCAGAGCCTCAATCCTTTTACCGTGATCTACATCGATCAGGAAGGTCAAATCAAATCCAACTCAATCAGCGAACGCTCTAAAATCATCCTCTATGCACGGAGACCGATTCATCATAATTGACAGTAAGAACCTGCCCGAACTCGCGGCAGCTCTTGCACCTCTACTGAAGCAATGCCTCATGAAGTCGGACGAAGATCCGGTGATGACACCTGAGCAGCTAGCGGAGAAACTACCGGTGATGAGTGCTTACCGGATACGGGAGCAGATCAGGAATAATAAGTATGGCCAGAAGATCGGCACCAAAGGAAAGCTTGCCGCCAAGGTGAGTGAGGTGAAGAAGTATAATCGTCTTTGAGATGAAAAGAGAAATATTATTTAGAGGAAAGCGGACTGATAACGGTCAATGGGTTGAAGGAATGATTGCATTCTTTTTTGACAATCCTAAAAACTCAATGATTATGCCTAGATGCTTCTTTGGTACTAGAGATTTTGGAGGACAATATAAAAAAGGCAATCCGATTTTAGAAGATGAAGTTGCATTAGGAGGTTTTATTAATGTAGACCCAGAAACAGTAGGCCAATTCACAGGACTATTAGACAAGAACGGAAAGAAGATATTTGAGGGGGATATAGTTTATTTAGCTGGATATGGAAATTATACAGTACAATTTCCATTTTTAGATTTATATCAAGCAGAATTTGAGAATGACATAGGTTTAATTAAAGGAAACATCCACGATAACCCGGAATTGGTAGGATTGACCAAATCTGAAATCATAAATCCTCAATCTTAAATCCAAGATGGCTGTCAAACATCACCTATGCGGAAAGCGGGTCTTCAAGACTTTGCAACGCGCCACGATCAGATCGGATGAACTTACGGCTGAGTCCGGGAAGGTGTTCAGAGGGTATCAATGCCACAAGTGCGGACTCTACCACCTGACCACCAAATCAAACAGACAGATCAATGAGAATCTGGATAAGTGGGAACAAAGAAACTTAGGTCAAATCAAATCTTTATTTAAACATAATAATGGAAAATCAAAAAACGGATGAATCTCACAAGCCAATCGTGGCGGTGCTGGCAGTGATGGTGGTGTTATCGATGGTAGGCACTGCAACTATCCTCTATCTGGCAAGCATGGCTCTCAGATGGCTGGTCTGAATCCTTGGGTAGAGTTCTTCCTGGAAGTGGAGGAAATGAGACAGCACCAAAAGGACTTTTACAAATCGAAAACGAAGAGTAAACTTCTGCTGGCAAAATCAAAGCTGTGTGAAATGAAGGTGGACCAATTGATTGGTAAATTGAAAGTAACTGCGAAAGAGAAAGGGATCTCACTTGTGAAATCAGATGTCGAATAAACGGAACAGGCAGATCAAAAGATTACTTAATCAAGAAATTGAATTTTTAACCAAAATCCAACAAACAAATGAACCTAAAATCAACAATCAGACGAGACGGAACGAAAGTGCATTATTTGCACATTGCTGAGGAAGTGGAGGCAAGAACCACGCTGACCGCTTTATTTTTGGGGTATTGGGTTAGTTTTTCTAACAAGGTTAGGAAACAAATCAAGCTGACCTAACATGAACCCGATCGCATCGACACTTCGATCTTTTGCCAGAGGCAGAGATACTGCATACAGGATCAAGAAAGCCATGACTGCTGAGAAGAGTGCGGCCATCACCAAGATCCTGAGCAAGTGCGACTACTTCAAAGACTCGAAGGGGTGCGGCTGGGTGCAGGGAATCAAAGAAGAGGTACTTCTGATCCTCCCAAGGACGGAAGGAAGCTTTGACAAGAAAAAGGAAGAGATACTTGAGATCCTGAATAAACACACATGAAAAAGAAATTTTGGACTGATGAGGAAGTGGCCTATATGAGGCTTGTTTATCCTGATTCCTATTCGGGTGACATCGCGATCTCACTGGGAAGAACAGTGAGTCAGGTGTACAACAAAGCGGCTGCACTTGGATTGAATAAATCAGCAGCTTTCTTCCAAAAGGAATTAAAAATTCAGGGTGACAGGCTACAAGTGGTCGGTGCTGGTACCCGGTTGAAGGGTGGCTATAACAAGGGGCAAAAGGTATCTGCTGAAACCTATGAGAAGATCAAGCAGACGATGTTTCAGAAAGGAAGCCTACCCAAAAATACCCAGTACGACGGGCATGAGCGAATCACCAAAGATGGCTACATCATGATCAGAATCAGAAAGGGTAAATACGTGCTGAAGCACAAAAACGAGTGGGAGAAAGTAAACGGACCTATTCAAGCAGGTCATTGCCTGAAGTGTATTGATGGAAACATCAAGAATACAGTGCCAGAAAACTGGAAACTGATTAGCAGGGGTGAAAACATGCTTCAGAATTCGATTTATCGCTTTCCACCGGAACTAACAAGAACAATCAAAGTATTAGCAAAACTCAAACGAAAAATAAATGAAAAATAAAATAGAGGACCTTAGAAATCACCTTTTCGCAGCTCTTGAAGGGCTACTCGATACGGAAGACCCATTGGACATAGAACGTGCCAAAGCAGTGGCAGACTTGGCCTCCGTGATTGTGGCATCAGCAAAAGTGGAAGTAGACTTTCTGAAAGCGATTGGAGGGGATGGTCTTGGATCTGGATTTATTACAGAAGCAAGAAGACTTGACTGATGACTTCAGCAGACCTAAAACGCTACCAGAAGAAAACAATCCAAGAGCTGATCAAGCTGGCTGGGAAGCACTTCAATGCTTTCATCCGGGCAAGAGATCTGAACGGGGATTACTTCACCTGCATTTCTTGCAACCATACCAAGCACCGCGAAATGATGCACGCTGGCCACTACCTGAGTGCAGGACACCACGGAGCTGTGAGGTTTGACGAGCGAAACGTCCACGGGCAATGCTCGGCTTGCAATACGCATCTATCAGGGCATTTGCTCGGGTATGCAAAGGGATTGGAGCGCAAGATAGGAGCGGAGGCCGTGAAGGCACTCGAAATCAAGTCACAGATGCGAGGCTTCCAGTGGGATCGCTACGCATTAATCGAAATTATCATCAGGTACAAAAACAAACACAAAACACATGAAAAATCTATTTAGCACATTTTTGATCATTTTGATGATCACAGCCACTTCTTCGTGTGGCTCGATTTCACCGGCTGCGAGAACAGCGAAGTATCAGGAACCAAGAGAATATGCTTTCTGGGAACGGTCTCAATTGACCGCCTGGCAAAAGGTATTTGGTAAAAAATCAAAAGACGTTCGAGTGATCCAGGCAGAGGTGGAAGTTGCAAACTCAATTTGGGCAAAGGAAAAGAAAAAAGAAGAAGATAAAATTCTGAAGAAAGTAGAATCGATTAAATCCAAAATACAATGAGAGCGATCCTGCTTGTTTTGATTTTGGTCTCCTGCAAAGTTCAAATGCCGGTGACCAGTGCAGATGGTGTGGTAATCTCCACGGATGGAGATGAGGTCTTTGTGGCTTTCGAAGTGGTCTCAGAGCATAGGAGTGATTCAGCTTTCAACTGGTTTCACTGTCCTGGACATAGCTATGTGAGAGGTGACAAATACCCAGATCCGGAGAAGTATGAAAAAAGACAATGAATTGTTTAAAACTCTTTACCTCAAAGGAGTCCGATTGAAGGAAATAGCCCGGATAATCGGAATAGAGGAAGCGAGTGTCAGCAAACGGATTTGGAGGCAAAAACTGGCTAACAGGCACATTGAATTCACCAATGAAATGGTGGAGGAAATGGTCACACATTGGAGGGACAAGCTGTCACTTGGACAGATTGCCATCAAGATGGATTTGGACAAGAGGCAGGTGCAGTATCAGCTCAAAAAGCTTTGTCTGGTAGATTAAAAACAAAGACTAAAAAACGACGCAAATGGCAAAATATAGACAAGTTTTTACAGAGTTTTGGAGGGATGGTTTCGTACTGAAACTGACACCTGAAGAGAAGTTTTTCTACCTGTATCTGATGACCAATCCATCCACAAAACAGTGTGGGATCTTTGAACTTCCGGTTCAAATCATGTGCATGGAGACAGGTTACAACGAAGACACGGTTAAAAAACTCATCAAGCGATTTCAGGAATACGAGAAAATCAAGGTATCGGAGGATTCTCAGGAGATTGCACTGAAAAATTGGGCAAAGTATAATTTTAATTCTTCACCCAAGATAAAAACACTGGTCGATAAAGAATTATCTACTGTGAAGGATTTTCACCTGATACAGTATGTATATGGTATCGATATGGTATCTGAGGTGTATCGTAATAATAATAAGAAAGAGAATAAGAAAGAGAATGAGAAAGAGAGTCATGCGACGGCTGACTATGTGTCTCTTTTGAAGGATAGTAAATCAATTTTTTCAGAGGCCGGAGTGGCGGGAGTTTTCTTTGAAAAGATGAAACATTTGCATTCGGTTTCGGATGTGGAGGTCAACAGATTTCACGGTGAATGGCTTCGAAAAAATGAGGCTCTTGCGACTGAGTTCAAAACGAAAGAGCATCTTCGGAATTCCTTCAATAAATTCATTGCGCATGCAAAAGGAAGTGGAGGCAAAACAGGATTTGTTCCGGTGCCAAGTCGAGTGATGGGAGGTAATTTGATTTAAGGAAGCCCGAAGGGATTTCTTTCTAACGGTTTGCAGCTTGGCGTTCGGCTGAGGAACGAAGCTGACGCTAAGGTGCTGTTATAAGAATGTAAAAAACACGGATATGACACAGAAAATTTTAATAATAGGAAGCGGTGGTGGGGGTAAAAGTGCCTTGATGCTACAAGCTATGAAAGAGAAATACGGTGATGATATTGTATTGGTAACACCCGAAGAAGCGAAGGTGCAGGGATTAAAGCCCGAGGATTTCGGAAACATACCAAGCTACAAGATAACAGCACCGCCAATAATGGAGCAACCAATGATATTAGGAACACCACCTTCGGGCAAAGAGCAGCGTAGGAAAAGACGTGAACAGGAACGAAAAGCTAATAAGAAACGCAAACGGTAGTGTTTTTTATTTCTTATAACGGTATTGGTATATAAGCAGGTGGGTTAAGAAGGAAGACTTGCAAGTTTACAAGAGTGTGAAAATAGGCTTACAGTTGAAAGGCTGCGCACCACTCGCCCACTTGCTTTATATACCATGTTATAAAATCGTTTTAATGTTTTATAACGTCCGACAGCTTGACGAGGTGGGGAACTTGTAAATAAATCTTACAACTTAAATAAAAATACTATGAGTACTGAAAAACAAAATTCTATTTCCGAAACCCCATCTAGTCAAGGTGGTGTTATGAGCCCGTGCCCTTTTTGTGGATTATCGGATCTTGACATTTTAACAAAAAAAAGCAAAGACGGAACGGTCACTTGGTATAGAATACTTCACGGCCCTAATGTTGATTGCTCTGTGTCTATGCTTGGAACCTCTAAGGAGTCTTTGCTGGCTAAATGGAATTTCAGGCATGGCTCATAACAACTATATGTAAACTTACTTTATAACTGCCTGATTTAAAACCCAATGAAACATGAACATCGGAAACTATTTATCTCGCTATTCCGAGGATTTGATACTTAAAAACTACTCTGAAAATACGATTTCTAATTACGTGAGTCAGGTTGGATTATTTCTGAAACGATTCAATGATCAGGTGACTAAGCCTTCTGAAATCAAAGAACAAATGATCAAGTCCTGGCTATTGGAGGCGAAGTCTATCAATGGAAGAAAACACCGGATTTCGGCTGTTAAACTTTTCTATTCCACCACTGGAAAGCAGCCTTTGAAATTCAAATACATCGAATACCCAAAGAGTGAGAAGAATCTGCCTCAGATCATAGATAAAAATCATATTCTCCAATCTATCAGAAAAATCACTAACCTGAAGCACAAAGCAATAATCACGTTGGCTTTCAGTACAGGGATGCGAGTTTCGGAGGTATGCAATCTTAAAATAGCTGACATTGATTCCAAAAGGATGCTGATTATGGTCAGACAGGGGAAAGGTAGAAAGGATAGGATTGTTCCTCTCAGTCAAACTAATCTGGAAACTATGAGGGAATATTTCAAAGCCTACGGACCCAAAGAATACTTATTCAATGGTCAATCTGAACCCAAATACTCTCCAAGATCATGTAATCAGATCGTGAAGCAATATTTGGGAAACGATTACCATTTTCACCAACTGCGACATTCCAACGCAACTGCTTTGCTCGAATCAGGAACTGATTTGAGAATCATTCAAAAACTATTGGGTCACAGCTCCAGTAAGACCACCGAAATATATACTCACGTATCGACTACTTTAATCAATAAAGTTCAAACTCCAATATGAATATCTTAGGAAAAATACCCCCACAAGACATTGCACTTGAAGAAGCGGTTTTGGGTGCTGTGATGCTGGAATCAGCCGCGTTGACAGAGGCAGCAGGAGAGATGAAGCCAGCGATATTCTACAAGGATTCGCATGGGTTGATTTGCGAAGCCATCCTAACTCTATACGGAGAAGGCTCGCAGGTGGATCTCTTGACAGTCACTTCTCAGCTTCGAAGTATGGGGAAATTGGAGGCGGCTGGTGGTGCTTATTACCTCACTGAACTGACTTCGAAAGTGGCCTCAGCATCGCACTTGGCAATTCACCTGAAGCTTTTGCAGGAAAAGTACCTGATGCGACAAATGATCAGGCTTTCGCAGGAAACACTCAAAGCCGGGTATGATGAGACCACAGACATCTTTGAGCTGATGGACAGCATCCAGCGCGAAATGATCAACCTGACTGGTGGCATCTCATCCCAGCAAGCCATCAGCATCAAAGACAGCACGGTGCAGGTCTTCAGGGAGATGGCTCTGAATATGATCAAAAAGGATAACAACCAGATCACCGGTATTCCCACACCCATCACCAAGCTGAACGGACTTACGGGAGGCTGGCAGAATGGAGACCTGGTGATCTTGGCAGCCAGACCAGCAATGGGAAAGACGGCTCTTGCGTTGGCTTTTGCCAGATCAGCAGCCAAGGAGAAGAAGGGTGTGCTGTTTTTCTCACTGGAAATGCCACACTCCAAGTTGACCTATCGATTGATTTCGCAAGAGACAAGAATCAAGTCCGTGACCGAAATGCAGCGCGGGGACCTGACTCAGCCTGAGATCAATGCCATGTCACTCAAAGTGAATCAACTGACTAACTACAAGATCAACATCGATGATCAGGCAAGGCTCTCTCTGATAGCCTTACGTGCCAAAGCAAACAGGATGAAAGCCAAAGGGGAACTGGACATGATCATAGTGGACTACCTCCAACTGATGGGTGATGAGGTCAAAGGATCTAATCGAGAGCAGGAGATCAGCCGGATCTCAAGAGGCTTGAAGATACTGGCTAAGGAACTCAACATCCCGGTGATCGCACTCTCTCAGCTATCCAGAGCAGTGGAGACACGCGCGGGAGATAAACGGCCACAACTATCAGACCTGAGAGAATCGGGAGGGATAGAGCAGGATGCGGACATGGTGATCTTCCTTTACCGACCGGAATACTATGGGATCACTGAGATGGAGTTCGATGGCATGGGTGTGATTAACACGCAAGGCCTAGCAGTTGGTAACATAGCCAAGCACCGGAACGGTCCAGTGGGTGACTTCGTAATGAACTTTCATCCCAAGTATGTGGACTTCACTGATTGGGGCAACCAAGAAGAAGAGAAGAAATCATTCGACTGGAATCAGGTAGAGAAAAAGTTTTAATAATTTGTGTTTGTTTTACAAACATTGTTTACTAACATTGTTCACATGATTAACGTCACATGCCAATCATCAACAGAAAGCAGCCCAAGCTACCTTGGAAGGCTAACATGCCCAAGAAGGTTAAGTCTTGGGGTTATGACACCGGATTCTACTCAAAGAAGCAATGGAGGAACACCAGGCAAGCCAAGCTCTTTGATGAACCCTTATGTGAGGAATGCAAACGTCAAGGCAACATCACATCAGCAAGTATGGTTGATCACATCATTCCACGAAGGGAACGATGTGACTTGGAGCTTGAGTGGTCTAACCTGCAATCCCTCTGCGAAAAATGTCACAATTCGAAGTCATCACGAGAGGGGAGGGGCGGTCGAAATCCTCAAAACAAGCCTCCTACAAACCGTTGAGGTTAGTGCAGGAAATATACGTGCAAAACTCAGGACCCAATTTTCAGACTAACAATGGCAGGAGGAAGACCAAGACAACCCGATGAATTAAAGAAAGCAAAGGGAACTTTGCAGCCTTGCCGGGTCAATTCTGATCAGCCAAAAGTAATTCCTGGAATGCCAGAAATCCCGCGTGGATTAACTGGAATGGCAAAAAGAAAGTTTGTCGAGCTTGCAAAAGAGCTGTCACAGATGAAGGTGATCACACCACATGACAGCCACTTGCTTTCTCACGTGGCAAAGGAATTTGAACTGCTGGAAATCCTTGAAAAAACCCTCAAAAAAGACGGTCATTTTCATTACGGAAAGCGAGTTGAAAAGATTTACTCTGATTCCGGAGAATTCACAGTCAAAGAAACGGTCCAACATACCAAGCTGACATCCCATCCAGCCTTGACCGCTCGCAATCAGTGCTGGACAAATATCATGAAAGGGCTTCAGGAGTGCGGGTTGACACCTTCTTCACGAAGCAAATTGAAAGTAATTAAGAAAGAAGACTCTAATCCATTCTCCAATTTTCTGTCAGGAACCTAATGTCCCTCCCAATCCAATACATCAAAGACGTTCAATCAGGAAAAGTCATCGCATGCAGATGGGTGAAGCTTGCCGTGGAGCGACACATGAGGGATCTTAAGTCGGGCAAAAAGCGCGGTCTGTACTTCGATGAAGAGAAAGGAATGCGAGCTGTCAACTTCTTTTCCCTCCTGAAACACTACAAAGGACGCTATCAAGGCCAGCCATTTCACCTTTTGCCTTGGCAAGCCTTCTTCATTTACTGCCTTTTCGGTTGGATGCGTGCCGATCACACCCGGCGTTTCCGATATTCTTACCTCAAAGTCTCCCGTAAAAACGGAAAAACAACCCTCGCTTCTGGGATTTGTCTGTACGGATTGATCGCCGATGGTGAGAAAGGAGCCGAAATTTACACCTCAGCCACCACCCGAGACCAAGCTTCGATCTGTTTTAAGGACGCGAAGGAGATAATCAACGCAGATGCAAACCTAAAATCCTTGGTCCAAGTCTGGACAGGTGCCATCACCATCGAAGCAAACGCTTCATCGATGAAGCCTGTGTCTTCTGAAGCTGGGAATCTTGATGGCCTGAACCCTCATTTTGCCTTGGTGGATGAGTATCATGCCCACAAGAATGACGAAGTTTTCAACGTCATGAAGTCGGGAATGGGTTCCAGATCCCAGCCTTTGCACCTCACCATCACCACGGCTGGCTTCAACAAGACCTCGCCTTGCTTCACTTACGAGAAGACCTGCCAAGAAATCCTCCAAGGGATCAAAAGCGATGACTCCCAATTTGCCATCATGTACGATCTGGACAAGGAAGATGATTACTTGGATGAGAAAGTATGGATCAAAGCCAACCCTTCTCTGGGTCACACACCCTCTTTGGAGTTCTTGCAGCAGGAAGTCATCCAAGCCAAAAACAACCCGACCCAGCTTGTCAACCTACTGACCAAGAATTTCAATCAGTGGACTGATTCTTCTTCCACCTGGATCGAAGACAGCAAGTGGATGCAGTGCATCATTCCGGATCACATAGATGAAGAATATTTAAGCACTCTTCCCTGTGTAGGTTATTTGGATTTGGCAAATACCAGAGACATCACTGCTTATACAAAAATCTGGATTGACGAACGGGAAGAATTATACTACTCAAAAACCACCTATTTCCTGCCACAGGAATCCATGCTCGCAAGAGTCAAAAGAGACGGTGTTCGCTATGATGTTTGGGCAGAAGCGGGGTGGATAATTTTAACTCCGGGAAACGTCACGGATTACACTACAATTAAAATGATGGTATTAGATGACCATCTTCATTTGGATCTCAAGTGTGTAGGTTATGATTCTTGGAATTCAAGTCAATTAGTAATAGCACTTACATATGAAGGAGTTGAGATGCATCCTTTGAGACAAGGCTTTGTATCTCTTTCCACACCTACCAAAGAATTAGAAAAAATGATTTACACCCTGAAAATCCTTCATGAAAACAATCCCGTCACCAGATGGATGCTTTCAAATGTTGAACTAAGCACCGACCCTGCAGGCAATATCAAGCCCGACAAAAAGAAATCCAGTGAGAAAATTGACGGAATCGCTTCAATGGTAGGAGCCTTGGGAATGATCTTGACTCAAGAAATGGAAATAGCTATTGATGGACCCAGCCGATACGAGTCGGAGGAAGGAGGATTATGGGCAATTTAACAGACAAAATGATCCTGGTACCGGATCGGGTTTTGAAATACCACCACACTTCCGAGTTCATCAAAGAAGTGCAGAACCGAGTCGGACCAAATCTCAGCATGAAGCAAGCATACTACACCGTAGAATCTGAGCATGAGACCTACTACGGAAAAACCAAATTTTCTGACTACGGCTCCTTCGCAGTCATCTACTACCGCAACCGCAAAAAACTAAAACACAACACAAAATAATATCATGGCAAAGCTAACAATTGAAATCCAAGTCATTACCGTGTGGTACATCAAGCCACTCATATGGTTAGTATCAGTTCTTTGTTCCATTCCGATCATGAAATTGAAGATTGATGGTAGATCAGAAACTACTTGTCTGGCTGATTATTTAGGACCGAAATCATTGGATCAAGATACCATTAAACCGAACACCCCATGAAATCCACCGATCTAAGACTTGGAAACCTCATCCTGCTTCATGGATTCCCTCGGGAACTCACCAAGCAGATGTTTAAAATCGCTGTCATAACAACCAATTGCGAAGGCATCAAGCCCGTCAAAATATCAGTTGAATTGCTTTTAAATTTTGGTTTTAAGACAAGGATAACAATAGGTCATTCAGTTCAGTATTTTATAGGTGAAAATCCCGTAACGCATGATTGGCTTTTTGATATTCTTTGGATTAAAGGAGATGATTATCCCTTTTATAGAAATGGTCACTTTAAAATCAAAACAGTCCATCAACTCCAAAACCTCTTCCACTCCCTCACAGGTCAGGAACTGGAATTCACTTCCAACCTCCCACTTCCAACTTCCCAGCTTCCATGATCCCCCAAATCCTCTTCCTTCTTTTCCTCCTGATTGGGATCAGCCGGGCATACTCCGAGCGCACCCAGTCACCCGGACACCAAGCCAAGTTCTGGGACATTATCAAGTTCTACACCGTACTCCTTGCCCTCACTTATTGGGGGGGATTCTTTGACACTTTGATTGAAAAGCTATGAGCAACTTCCAACCTCCCACTTCCAACCTCCCCGCCCACTTCATGCTCGACATCGAAACCCTCGGCACGGAAAAAGACTGCCTTGTCCTATCCATTGCCGTGGTCAAGTTCAATGAATCCGAGATCATCGACACGCTCGAACTCTTCCCGGATCTCATGGAGCAGGAAAACAAAGGCCGTAAAATCGGAATCGATACCCTGATCTGGTGGATGAAAAACAAACACATGCTCGAAGCCAACCTTCTGAAACAACGAAGAAGCCTTACCTTCTGCCATTTCAAGCTGATCAATTTCTTTCACAATGATTTGGAGCCAAAGAACGTCTGGGCAAAATCTCCCTCCTTCGATCTTGAGATTATCAAGCACCTCTTCAAAACAACCAACCTCTGGAAATATAGCGAAGAAGCCGATGTCCGCACCGCTGATCTGAAACTCAAGCAGCGCGAAATTCCCCTCAACAAACCAACCACCGCACACGATCCACTTTCAGACGCACTCGCGCAAACATTAAACGTCCAAAAATTCCTAACACTATGACACAAGAACAGCCAAACCTCATCCATTTCGAAGTCAGAAGACTCCGTGAAGCAGGACACAAACCCAGACAGATCGAAAAGATCTTACAAATTCCAAGAGAAAGAGTGGCCTACTATCTATACAAAAGTAAGATTGTCGAACCAGTGAAATCATTCTCCACCGAGATCACATCCCGGATCACCGTACTTGTCAATTTCGGGTATAGCTCCAACGAGATCGCCGAAGACCTCTTCCTTCCCATCGGATCTATTCGTCAAACCATCAACCACCTCAAGTCAACCAACCGGATCACCAAGAGGGTATAATCATGCTATTTCCACACCTCGAAAAAGAATTGGAAGAAAAAAAGCTATCCAATATCAATAGTATCAAAGGGAAATCCATGCCTGGAGCCTTCAGCCGTGGATTTATTGCATGCAAAACACTTGGTATTAAAGCAGTGAATCCATATAAAGACAAGCGAAAATCAGACGGAGGACCCACCTTCTCCACAGGTTTCCACAATTCATGGAATAAAGGTTGGGAACTATATAAAAAAATTGTTTCTGATTACTTCGGAGTATAATCTTAAATTCACACTACACAAACACACAAATGAAAATTTTAATTGATTTAGCCACCTTAAGAAAAAACCCGGAAGGAGGAGTTAATAAAAGTTATGTTCCAGCAAGATCAACTGTTTCTTTTGAATTTGAATCCGATCAAGAAATGGAACTTCCTGATTTTCTCAAGCCTGGTGAAAATTGTGAAATCACCTCTGAAGAATTTATTGGACACCATCAGAAAAAAGTCTCTGGATTTTTGACTGGTCCTTTTGATTCTCTGATGCAATCTGAAAACCTTTCCTTCAAAACGGAAAATGAATTCATTGAAATCAAAACAAATAATCCCTACTACCTGTATGATTTTCAAAAGATCAATATCCCATGTCCTAAGTGTGGATTTGTTTTCACGGATCTTGATCAGATAGAAGATGAAGTTTTGATCGATTCAGAAGACAATGAATACCCAGTGACTATTTGCAGCAATTGCAAAAAAATCATTGATCTCGATTTAGAATTTGAAACAGTCGAAGAAGCTCTCAAAAGACAAGTACCTATTACGCCAAACACACAGCCATGACAGATCTTGAAAAGTTTATCGAGCTTTACAAATCATTCGGGATTGAACTCCAAAAAACAATGAATGAAAACAATCAATGGGTGATCAATATGGAAGCAGGAGATCATGAAAAAATAAAAGGTTGGATTGGATTTTTCACTTATATCATCTTTGATGAAAAAGGAAAATTCATCGAGCAAGGATTCAAAGAATAATAAAACCACCCACCTCAAAGGTCTGCTAATCCCAGACCTTTTTTTTCACCTCTTTTTTCCTTTGCGTCTTTGCGGTGAATCCCTCCGCACGCGAAGCAAACTTCCAACCTCCCACCTTCCCCTCCCTCACAAATCTAACATTGTTAACACAATGTCAGTCAGGCTAACATTATCATTGGGTAATGAACCTGACCAACCTCTTTTCCAAAGGAGTAGACATCATCGCACGATCTGCCACCAGCGCAGCCAGCATCTCCGGATTGACCAATCCAGACAACTGGCTCAAGGAAGCTTTTAACCTCAACGGATTATCAACGGGTCAGGACTCCGGTGTTGCCGTCACTTCCAAATCCATCCAGCAGATACCCGCTTACATCTCAGGTCTTCGGCTTTTGTCCGAGACGATGGCCATTCTTTCCGGGAGATTTATCCAGGAGACAGACACCAACATCACCAACCTCCGCACCGACTCACGGTCCCGGCTGGTATTCCGCAAGCCCAACAAGTTCCAGACTGCCAATGTATTTTGGGAGACTGCCGTCAAGTACGCAGTTCATAAAGGAAACTTCTTTGCCGTCATCGTTCGAGATCTTGACAAAGCACCGATCGAAATGATCCCGGTGCATGAGTCCATTTCCGTGGAGGTCATCTACTACGAAGCCAGACTTTGGTACCGGGTGCAGGGAATTGACCAGCTTATTCCTTCCGAAGACATGCTGCACATCAAAGGCATGGGAGACGGCCGCATTGGTGTCGGTGCCATTGAGTATGCAGCCACCACCGCAGGAATCACCCTTGCCACTCAGAAGAACCAAGCCACTTTCTACAAGTCAGGCTCCAAACTCGAAGGCTACATCTCACACCCAAAGCCACTGAAGGAGGCAGCTTTGAAAACCCTCCGGGAATCCTGGCATGCCATCTATCACAGTGGCGGGTCAAATGCACGGACCGCGATCTTGGATGAAGGAATGGAATACAAAACCATCTCCGTCACTCCAGAGGCCGCCAAGTATTTGGAGTCTTTGAAAAACGGCTACTACGACATCGCAGCCATCCTTCGGGTGCCGCCTCACATGATTGCTTTGATGGACAAGAGTTCATTCAACAACATCGAACACCAGGCAATTGAGTTTGTCCAGTACGGATTCCTCATATGGGTCAAGCGAATCGAATCGGAGTGTGATGACAAGCTCCTGACGGAAAGCGAAAAAGAGCAGAACGAATTCAAATTCAAGTGGAATGTCGATGCACTTCTTCGCGGTGATTACAAGACCAGAATGGAAGGCTACCGGACCGCAATCAATGCAGGTATTTTCTCCCAAAACGATTGTCTAAAACTCGAAGACATGGAGCCATTCGCAGGTGGTGACGAACACTGGATTCAGATGAACATGATGCCACTTTCCAAGGCAGACGAAATACTAAACAGAACAGCCGATCAACTTCAGCTCACCTCCATCAAATCAAATCAAGATGCTTAGTCAACTGATAAACCGAACCATCACTCCCGAGATCAGAGCAATCAATCCCGAAAGCCGGTCCATTGAATTTGTGATCAGCACCGAGTCCATTGACTCACATCGCACGGTCTTCAAATTGGACGGATGGGATCTTGAAGCATACCGGGCAAACCCGGTGGTTTCTTACAATCACAACGCGCTCGGACCAGATCCGGACACGATCATCGGAACCTCAGAACTACGAATCGAAAACGGTGAATTGATTGCCAAACTTGATTTGGAAGAAGGCAACCCGATTTCAGACAAGGTCCTGCGAAAGCTAAAAAACGGAACCCTCCGAGCGGCTTCAGTCGGTGCGATCATCGAAGAAGGCCGATGGGGAGACAGATCAATTGGAGAAGATCCTGATGTCCTGTATTTCACCAAGCACCGATTAATGGAGTGGTCAGTAGTGTCCATTCCTTCCAATTCCGATGCCATGAAGAGATCAGCCGGAGAAGAGGCCGTCTTCAAGTCCATCCCAAAACCAGAAACAACTCCAAGTGCAGTGTCACGCGATGGCATACGCGCACGAATATTTTCACTTCAAACAATTTAATCAAATGTCAAAGCTAAAAGCAAAAATCGAAGAGCGCAAAACAAAGCTCGACCGCGTGGCTGCCTTGGAACAAATCACCAAGACAGAAAAAAGAGACTGGAATCCGGCTGAACTCACTGAGTTCGAATCCTTGGAAACCGAACTAAGAGAAATCAATGCTGAGATCTTGACCCTTCAGGGACAGGAAAGAGCAGCAGCTTTGGGCGCAGCCCGCGTAGCTGGTTCAGGTGTGCAGGGTCAATTCTCTGACAAAGAGGAAAAAGACATCTCAAATTATTCTTTGAGAAAAGCATTGCTGTCCATGTCTTCAAGAAATGACAAGATGGATGGCATCGAACTGGAGATGCACCAGGAAGGTGAAAGAGAAATGAGAAGCAATGGTCTTCCTACTTCAGGAGGTATCATCATTCCTCAAGGTGTGATGGATCGCATGTATTCCAAGAGAGCATTTGACCCGACTACCGGCGCAGGTGCCAATCTGTACGGTGAGACTTCCAACGGTTATGTGGAGGCTTTAAGACCTTTCTCAGTTGCCTTGCAATTGGGTGCAGAGTACATGTCAGGAATGACCAATGACTTCAAGATCCCAAGAGAGAATGCAGTTTACCTGCCTACTTTCAAAGAGACTCAGGCATTGGCCACGGTTTCAAACCCGACAATGTCAAAAGCTTCTTTCGCTCCAAAGAGAGCAACAGGCTTCATGGATGTAGACCGTCAGTTGCTGGTTCAGACTTCTGGTTCAGTAGAAGGAAGAATGAGAAATCAATTGATTTTGGGTCATGCTCAGTTGCTTGACAGAGTTGCTTTCACAGGAGACTCCGCTTCAGATGAGCCGGTTGGAATCTTGAATGATTCGGATGTACCAGTTTTGGCAATCGGAACAGACGGTGGAGCCATCACCAAGTCATTGATCGAACAATTGGTTCAGAGATTGGAAGAGGCAAACGGTATGAATGACAACTCAAGATGGGTGACTTCTCCGATCTTAAAGAGATTGCTGAAGGCATTGACTTTGGATTCAGGTTCGGGACAGTTTGTTTGGGATCGCATCGCAAACACCATCGACGGTATTGCAGCCATCGCTACCACGCACGTTCCAAAGAACCTTGCAAAAGGATCTGGCACAAACTTGACCGCTGCCATCTTGGGAGACTTCAGATCATGCGCATACGCTCAGTGGGGCGGTACCGAAATCATCGTGGACACAGTGACTCAGGCATTGGCTGGCAACATCCGATACGTGCCGATTCAGTTTGTGGACTTCCACGTGATTCAGCCGGGTCATTTCCAGGTGATCAAAGACATCACCACAGCATAAGCCCTCAGACCTTTGGGGTTTCCAAAACCCCGAAGGTCTTTCATAAAAGAGTAAAGTTGCTATCCCCCCTAATCGGTCCGTCTTCGGATGGACCGATTTTAACCAAACACTATCATGTATAAAATACTAAAACCATTGAACGGATATGGCTATCTGGTAGGTGACATCACCTCACAGATCAAGCCAGTAGATGTTGAAAGATTCCTGAAGCACAAGCTGATTGAAGAAGTCATTCCAGAGAAAAAGAAAGAATCCACCAAAGGATCAAAATAAGTAATGCAGACCGCCTACACCAAACCAATCTCAAAGTCATTCGACAATGTCATGACACTTCAAGCTGCGAAAGATCACCTTCGTATTTTGGACGATGCTCAGGACACGATGGTGGAGGCATGCAAAAAAGCAGCGATCGCGTGGGCAGAGACAAGAACGGAAAGAGTCTTCACCGAATCTGTTTATCAGATCCGGATAGTCCCGGAAGACTTCACCTTGGTACTTCCATTTCCTGACTTTGTGGAGATAACCAAACTTGAATCAATCACTGGTTCCACCACCGCGACACTTTACAACAAGACCGGACCGGTTGGAATTTTAGCCGATTACCTCACAGTAGATTCTTGGCCAAACCCGGCAGAAGTCACCGTCTTGATGGATCAGCTTTCAGACGTGGATTACCTGGTCATCACTGCTTCTTTTGGAATGGGTGAATCAATTCCCGAAGACATCACCGCAGCCATCAAACTATTGCTCGGTCACTTCTTCTCCAATCCAAACGAAGTCGTCACCGGAACCATAGCCACACAAGTGCCAATGGGTGCGGAAGTCATTCTCGCAATGAACGCTTACAAACGATTCGGATGAAAGACAGACTGATCACATTCTACGAGCCAGTCCTGACCAAGTCAGCATCCGGCATGGAGACCACCACATACAGAGCCATCACACCTCAATCTTGGGCAGAGGTCAACTTCCAGTTCACACGGGGACAGGAATCTCAAGAAGGCAAGCAGATCGTTTCTTCAAGTTTGATTGAATTGAAGATCTGGCATCGAACCGACATCAAGGCGACTTTCCTCATTCTGATGGAAGGTATTTACTACGACCTCCAGAAGCTCAGCGAAGGAAGATTAAGAAGAATGGAAACCCTCATAGAGGCCAAAGCAAAAGACAATGATTGGAGCATCCCTTTATTCACTCCTTAGCGGACACGCTCCGCTTGTCGCGCTGGTTGGATCAAAGATCTACCCGGTTCAGGCTCCGCAAGGTGTCGAAGAACCGGCTGTGATCTATGGGATCATCGATCAAGATCCACAGCACTCCAAAGACCGTGCTTCTCTGGAAGATTGGATCAAAGTGGGAATCGAAGTCTATGCAAAAGATTACGATCAGATGCACTCGATTGCCAAAGAAGTCCGCGCAGCTCTTGACCGATCCAATGGATCGATCGCAGGAAATGAAATATCAATGATCACATTCGAAGGCTACAAAGACGGCTGGGAACCACAGCGCGAAAGCTATGCAGGTGATCTCACCTTTCAAGTAATATCTACACCATGACAAAAGTAGGATTATTCTCATACGAAGTGCTTGTCTCATTCACAAGCAAAACACTTGGAAAAACATTCTATCCAGGTGAGATCATCAAAGCACCTTTGAGCCTCGGTTTTCTTTGGTGCCAAAGCAAAATCGCACAACCATTTAAAAAACATAAAACTATAAAACCATGAGCTTAAACGGAACCAAAGTCATCACCCAATTGGGTGCTTCAGCAGTGGTCGGAGAAGTGTCCAACTCTTTGGACTTCGCTTACGACCTAATTGAAACCACTGTCAAAGCATCGACCGCAAGGTCCAAGACCTACGAGACAGGAGAAAACGGCATGACACTTTCAGTGGAGGCCAAAGTCTCACAGGCAGACGGTGCCGCCATCGTAGCACTTCAGACAGCAGCCAAAGCAGGAACGGCTCAAGCCTTCATCGTTTCTTCCGAAGTCATCGGAGACATCGAAGTCACAGGCAACGGATTGATTTCAGGTCTGTCTATTTCAAATCCTCAGAACGATGTGAGAACAATCACATACAACCTGACAGCAACAGGAACTTTCGCAGTGACTGTCATCGCAGCATAAACCTATTTCCACAGAGTGTCATTCATGATACTCTGTGGTTTTAATCCCTTTCAGCTTTTAGCCTTCACCTTTCACCTTAAAACACACTCGCACAATGATCAAAGAAATCAAAACACCCGAAGGAATCCAGACCATGCTCTTGGGTTACGAAGCCATCCGCTTTCTCACCAAGCCATTGAAAGAGGATCAGGACTTCATGGACCAGCTTGAAAAGGCCGCTCTCATTGGATTCAATACCTGGAACAAGAGAAACAACAAACCGGAAATAAATCAGGAGACTCTGATCGGATGGTTTGATGACATGGATGTTTATACGGAAGTCATCAAAGCGGTAAAAGTATTCTCTGAAAATTTTTCTCAGAGGGTGTCAGAGGATCAGACATCCGAAGGGAAGAAGGCGAAGAAGTAAGACCACTCACCAATCAGGACTATTTGGACAAGTCCCTTGGAAAAGCAATCCTGATGGGTGTTTCAGTTCGGGAGTTCTGGCTGATGGAGCCATACGAATTCAACCAGGGTCTTCAGGAGTACGAAGAGGAAAGACGTGAAAGGCTTATCATGTGGAGGCGCAGCAATTACATTTCTGCAAGGCCACACTTTGACCCCAAGCAAGCCATCCCGACTGAAGAACAGTTTCACCCATTTCCTTGGGATCATGTGTACACCCGAGAGAAAAAGATTATCCCATACGATGAGCAGATTGAATTTGCCATTGGGAGGAAAGTACAAGACTGGATTCCGGATCACTGGTACCGACACAGCACCAAGTATCAGCACCTTGCAAAATTAGATTGATATGTCAGGATTCGAAAACATACTCAAGAACTACGCAATCACCAAGGGAAGAGAGGCGGGTAGGCTCAAGAAACTACCCAAGACTTCTTCCTTTGGCTTAGGCTCCAAGTCTTACAAGTCATCTTCAAATGAAGTGGTATTTCTGGACACCAGCGATTGGGATCGGGTGACCAAACTCATGAAGGACTTTGGTCTGAGTTTGAAAAGAAGCGAATTAATCAGCTTGATAAAAAGATCTATTCAGCCAACCTTGGACGCAACCAAACGGGAGACAAGCAGGATCGAGACAGAAGCCATTGCAGCCGGAAGAGAATCCACCGGAAACCTGCACGACTCGATTGGATTCATCACAGGAAGATCAAAAGAATTTGTCAACATCCAGGTGGGACCACGGGTCAAGCGAGGCTTCAAAGGATTTCACGGTCGAAATGTAGAGTTTGGAACACGAAACAGAGTGAACAGCTTTGGACAAAACAGAGGATCAGCAAGAGCAAATCCATTCATGAAGCCATCCTTTGACAAGACATTTCCAACGGTGGTTTCCAAATTCAAAAATGAAGTCAGCCAGTACATTGAATTGAAGGCAAATCAAATATTCTAACTCATGGCAATTGCTACCGTAAATTTAAAATTTGGTGTTAACATCGCTTCCTTCACAGCCGGGCTTTCAAAAGTTGAGCGTGAAATGGGAAAGATTGGCGGCAAAATGCAATCCCTTGGAAAAGCAATCTCCTTGGGTGTCACCCTTCCAATCGCAGCACTCGGTGCCGCATCTATCAAAGCCGCTTCAGATGCTCAGGAAACCTTCTCAAAATTTGAAACTGTCTTCCGGGACATTCAAGGTTCGGCTGAGTCAGCTTTCAAAACTCTGAGATCAGAATACGGTCTTTCCGGGATGGCTGCCAAGCAGATGCTCGGAGACACGGGAGACTTGCTGACAGGATTTGGATTTTCGCAGCAAGGCGCACTTGATCTTTCAATGGAAGTGCAGAAGCTTGCCGTGGATCTCGCATCCTTTACCAACTACTCGGGCGGTGCAGAAGGCGCAAGCAAAGCATTGACCAAGGCACTACTCGGGGAAAGAGAAGAACTCAAGTCTTTGGGCATTGCCATCATGGAAGAAGATGTGAAGAGACAGATGGCTTTGAACTCAGCCAAGGGCATGACCTTTGAGACGGAGCGACAAGCCAAGGCACACGCTACACTTCAACTTGCTATGCAGCAATCCGGCAACGCGATTGGAGACTACGCACGAACTTCAGATTCATTTGCCAATCAAAGCAGATTATTGAAAACCCGATTAGAAGATATTTCAGTCGAATTGGGAATGGTCTTTCTTCCTTTGGCCACCAAGCTGGTCGGAGTGGTGACAGGTGTGGTGGAGTGGTTCACGCAATTGGATAGCAGCACCAAGAGAATCATCGCGGTAGTGGGTGCATTAGTCGCAGCCATCGGTCCGCTTCTCTTCGGGTTGGGATTTATCATTTCTAATATTATCCCGGCTTTGAAGATTGGATTTCTTGCTTTGCAGGGAGTCTTCACAGTGATGACTTTGAAGATCCTCGCGGTAGTCGCAGCCGTGACAGGATTGATTCTGGTAGGCAAAGCGGTGTATGATTCTTGGGACATTGTCGGTGCTTACTTCGGGCAACTCTGGGACAAGATCAAGCTCACCTTCATTCAGGGTGTGGCCACTACACTGAAGGCATTCAACCGATTCACCTCAATCATCGGTCTGGACTTCTCCGACACGATCTCCAAGATGGAGAAAGATGCAGAGGGAATCCAGTCTGCTTTGGATGCTCAGCCTGTCATCACCTTTGGGCAGGTGATGTCAGACATCGGCGGTAATATCATGAAAACATTCTCAGACATCAAAGGTGCTGTGATGGGTACCACGGATGAAGTCGAGAAAACAAATAAAGAACTTGCCACCAGTGCAGCACTCGCAGCATCCGCAACAGGCGGTGGAGGAATAAAAAGAACCAAAGACGAAGGAATCTCAGCCGGTGGAAATGCAAGTCCGTTTGATTTAAATCTAAAATTACCAGAGCAAGTAAAGGGAGTCATTACCCAATTGCAGGAATTGACCCCAGCATTCACGAAAGTAGCGGTGGATCTTTCAGGTGAATTTCAAAATATTCTTCAGCAAGGAATTGCAACAGGTCTTACTACACTTGCTCAGGGCATAGGTGGTGTACTTTCAGGAGTTTCTTCAATGGGAGACTTAGGAAGGTCAATGCTTGGTGTTTTAGCAGACATGATGGGTAGACTTGGGGAAATGGCAATACAAGCAGGTATAGCAGTAGCAGGAATTAAAGTAGCACTAACTTCATTAAATCCAGTGATTGCCATTGCAGCAGGTGTTGCGTTGGTTGCTCTTGCGGCTACAATCAAAGGGAGAATGGGTAAGATGAGTTCCGGAGGTGGAGGCGGTGGACCTTTGGGTCCTGCAAGTTCTACTCCAGCCCGAGCAATGGGAGGATCAGTTCAGATGGGAACTCCTTACTTGGTAGGAGAGAGAGGACCGGAGATGTTCACTCCTTCAGGATTTGGAGGGATTACCAACGCGCGACAGACTGCAATGGGTGGAGGCGGGATGCAAAGCATTCACGTCACTGGCACACTGAGAGGATCAGGAACCGAACTAAAAGCAATCATTGATGAAGTGGTAAGGGTACAAGGTCGGTCGACCTAAAGAAATTTTGTGTTAGTGTTTTAGTTTTAATCCCTGAGGTACTGCTTCAGGGATTTTTTCTTTTTGCAAATACTTGTCCATACATCCAAAGACCAAGCAACCAGACTGCTGCGAATATAGGGATCAGATACCAGTTCATTGTTGTGGGATTACTTGAATCAATTCACCTGTTTCTTTATTTGCAATTGCTGTAATACCTTCCTTAACAATTCCACCAAATGAATTCTTTGCCCTATAATTCATAAATAGCCAGATAGAATCACCAGTTACTTTGTAGGTGGTTTCAATATGCTCATAGCTATCCGGATCATTCAAATTTTCTTTAACGAATCGAGTCAGTTTAATATGAGATCCATCCCATCCATTGAAATTCTTTTCAATGGACTCTGTGGCCACTTGCTCAGGAGTCAATGGTTCTTCTTGTCCTACGCACATATAAAGCATGATACTAAAAATAGAGATCCAAATTACACTCTTAACAATTGTGTTGACTGTTTGCTTTTTCATTCCTGAATTTAAAAAGATTTAAAAATAATAAAAACATTTGTTTGTAAGTTAATGAAACTTACATTTGTTACTAACGTAATTAATACTTGAAAAAGTTTTTGGAAATAGAAAATATATGAATACTTTAGCAACGCTAAGTCTTTATACACAGAGGGTGGTAACCGCCCGAATTCTATTTCCGGGCATTTTTTATGCCCAATAGATAAAATCTCGGTGCCTAACCCCGTGATACTACTGTAATGGTTTTATCAGCCCTCGTGTGAGGACTTAGCAACGGGAAGTGGGCACCGTCATTTTTTGTCCGCACTGCTAAAAATTCACACATTATGCAAGTTGCAAATCAGATTACCAAAACAATTCCTTTCCAATTTGGAGAGATGAACCTGAATGTTATTCAGGAAAATTCAAACCCTTGGTTTATTGCAAAAGATGTTTCTGAAATTCTCGGGTACAAAACTGCAAGTGATGCCATCAGAGGTTTGGATGAAGATGAAAAGCTGCTACGCACAATATGCGTATCAGGTCAGAATCGAGAAATTAATTTCATCAATGAATCTGGTCTTTACTCTTTAATTCTGAGAAGTAAAAAACCAGAAGCCAAGGATTTTAAAAGATGGGTGACGCATGAAGTTCTTCCATCGATCCGAAAGCACGGAGCCTACCTCACACCACAGAAGACAGAGGATCTACTCGCCAATCCGGATTTGATTATTGAGCTTGCTACCTCACTCAAGAATGAAAGACTTCAGAAAGCCAAGCTACTAAATGAGATCGATGTAAGGAACGAAGTGATCACTGAGCAGGACACACAGCTTCGGATCCAATCTCCGATCGTGGATTACTACAAGACAGTGATTCAGGCCACCAATACCATCGGTACCAATATCATTGCAAAGGAACTTGGTATGAGTGCCATCACTCTGAATAAAATATTGCATGATGAATACAATCTGATCTACAAGCAAGGCGGAACCTGGCTACCGGTTGCACGAATCCAGAATCTTGGCTACACTAAAACCAGAACGTACACCTACACAGGAAGCGATGGAACTGTAAAGACTACGATTCAAATGGTCTGGACACAGAAAGGCCGCGAGTTCCTTCACGGTCTTTGGAAGCTGAGAAACTAAAATCAAAATCCCTGATAAAAATAATCAGGGATTTTTATTCTAAAAGTTTGTTAACAAAACAAACATTGTTTACGTTTGTCACTCACAAAGGAAAACATTACACAGGTTATTTTGGGTTTAATTGTTAGTTCGCCAGTGTCTCACAGTGGTAATTTTTCTAAACACTAACTACACACAAAGATGAAGCAATCAGATTTTGACCGATTGAAAGAGGTATGCAAGCAGGAAGGCTTTGAACTTTGCTATGAGTGGCCAACAGAGGGAGACAATTTATTTGTAGTCAAGAAAGCAAAAGACCTCTGGGAAGGTGTGGAGTTTGTGGAATCAATCTGGTCCGGTTCTATTTTTAAGATAGATCAAATGAAAGTTGAATTAAACAAAGATGATTATAAACCATCCACCGAAGCCGCTTATGTAGAGCAACTGAAAGAGGAAACATATAAAAGGTTTGGTGAGATTAATGAGGGGGATTCCTTTATTGATTGGAATGGAACCGATTTCACTATGATTCATAATCTTATATTTGAGTACATTAAAAGAAGTGATTCCTTACGATTGTCTGGATGGTGCATTTATCACAAAGGCAAATGGGCAACCAAGGTAATACCATCCGGATTGATTCAGATCGAAGTCAAAAAACCAATTGCTTTCACAAATACAGACGGAGAAATTTTACTTTCCTTCTGTACCAATGCTGACTGGGCAGACCATGATTTGGAAGAGATCAAGAAGAAGATGAGATCCAAACTGGCAAAGCTTTTGAACCAACTCAATCAATCCTAAATTCAGGCTATGAAAAAACCAATCTTTTCCCAGGAAGAAAGAAACGAATGGACTGTTCCTGAATTGGAAGTGGCCAAGCTAAAATTTGCAAGAGAATTTATGAAGGGTTGGGTTGGTAGGTTTCTACAAAGGACCGTCGATCGGCTTGCCAAACTCTTCCCAAATCAATCCTAACAAAGTTAACACAACGTTACTAACACAGTGAGCATCTTGCGACATGCTTATAGTGTTGAAAAGGGAATTTGTAGCTGATTTTGATGCCTTCACATCCCAGTGGAGGGAATACATTTTCAATACCCTTGACCCGGATGGTCCTATCCTGGAGAATCTGGTCATCAACTCCACTGCTTTCGAGCTTGCAGACAATGTACTGGTCTGGACTAATCCAGATACAGGGGATGAGTATTTTTATGACTTACCAGAAGCGGTCACGAAAGTGGCGGGTTCGGGTCCGGTGGTTCCACCTGTACCACCGGATCTTTCTGATCCTTATGGTTTAAAATACGTCCACGAATACTCCGACTGGGATCAGCGCACTTGCAGGTTTGAAATCTACCGCAAAGACTATGTGGGTGAAGAAGAAGAAGTGGATGGAGAAGGTCAAAATCTTTCTTTCTCCTATGAAAACAAAGGCAAACTATTTCAACCATTTCGGGGAAGCCGTGCAACACTGAGACTTACTTCACAGGTAAGCCGGAAATTCTACGAACTATTTGAAGGAGACGAGCGGGACCATTACGGAAGATTCGTGCGGGATGCAGTCGTTCTTTGGACGGGATGGATCACTCCGGATATATTCTCAGAACCTTGGGCAAATCCACCTTATCAGACGGGATTGAATTTCAACGACGGAATAGGAGGATTGAAGAATCTTTCTTTTCCAGATGTCAATGCCAACGGATTCACCGGACTGGTATCTGAGAAGGATGCGATCATTGCTTGCCTCTCTCGGGTAGGTCTTCGATTGAATGTCCACATGGCTTTGAACCTGACCTCAGGGGAAATGACCGGCACTCCCGTGGAGGAATCGATGGTGAACATGGAGACTTTTGTGAAGCTTTCCAAAGGTGAAAACCTACCACTGAACTGCTATGATGTGATGTCCAAGATCCTCCGGTCTTGGAATGCTGTACTACTGCAGGAGTCAAATGTCTGGTGGATAGTACGAGAGCCGGAGCTTTACGCGGCTTCGCTTTCATTTGTGAAGTATGATCCTGATGGAGTCCTGATCGGAACAGATACACTTTCACTTACCAAGACTTTCGCAGTAGAAGGAATCCAACTACATGGTGCCAATCTGGAAACCAAGCCAGCTTTCACCAACGTGGCAGTATCTCAGGAGAATGGAGAACTGCTTGTCGAGAATGGAAACTTTGCCGTCAACGGTGATCTGGAAAACTGGGTGCCGTATATCCTCGGAGGCTATCAGCAAGGATGGAAGCTGAAAGATTGGACGTATGATAAATTAGAAGTATTCCCATTCACCAACTCCACTTCGCTGGGTCGGGTGCGTAGGGTCACAGAAAAAATAGATTTAAAGACAAGTAACAACTTCATCAATATTTACGATGTCGTGCGGTCCTTTGGCGATCCGGTGGGAAGATTGATTTCGAAACCATTTCCGATCAAGAAAGAGGTAGGCAACTTGATTCAGGTTGCTTGCCGCTTCCGTGCCAATACGTACGGATCAGACAACAGATTGGTGGAGGCTTACTTCAACATCGCGGTGAAGTGTGGCACCAAGTGGCTATCTGTGACAGGAGATGTGGCGACCTGGACACCAACAGAAACACGAATCCAATGGAAGATCGCGGAAGTGATGCGATGGGAAGACATCGTGCTTCCATCGGTAGAGATACCGGAAGACGGTGACGTGAGTCTCTACCTGTATCAAATAGTTCAAGTGGGATCTGTGAGTAAAGTGATCTATGTCTTTGACGTGGACAATGTTCAGATCAACCTGGTGGATAATCCGGCTCTTCAGAATGAGCGGGTCTATTACAAGACCAACAATCCCGAGACTTATACTTCGACACTCGAAGAACTGAAGATCGAACTTGGAGACGTGGCCACGGTCATGAGTCAGAATGCCAAGATCGTGAACGATTCACCGACAAGTGAGTGGAGCCGGGCAGGTGTGACGGAATCTCTTCCGCTTGCTGAGTTGCTTTGCAGAGAGCTTGCCAACCAATACCAGCGAACTACTTACCGATTGATGGGTGGGAGATACCGCGCGGACTCTTCACGGCTTTCTAATTACGAAGACACAGTAAACGAACCAGATCGGAAGTTCCTTCTCACCGGTGGTGAATGGAATGCCAAGAGCGGAGAATGGTCTCCGGACTTTGTAGAAATAAACCAAACCGAAACCACGGTAGAAATCCGAGTAGTCCAAGAAGCGAAGTCAGGTTCTTCTCCCAACACAGGATCAAACAGTGGAGGCGGTCCGGATGGTGAAGGAAGCACCGAACCCGTGGCTCCTTCTGTTCCGGTTGATTTGGGAGACTTGGATGATGTGATTCCTATTATCAGGGATGGCAGGTTTGAGGATTCGGGAATCAAAGCTATCCGAGATTTTGCAGAAGATATAATTCAGTATCAATTTGACAAACCAGTGAGAGGATTGCCTGGAGTGGAGGCAGATGAGTTTGTCACGCTTTCGCAGTTGCCAAACATTCCTCAGTATGGGCTACTCAGTGGAGGGACTATTCAATATACAGGGACCGGATTCTCTTATGTGTCTTCACTTGCGATTGTAGCAACAGGGGAAATATTGACAGCACCTGCTTCAGCTTCCACCTTGGATGCAGCAGATGCAAGCTTTGACAGATTCGATGTCTTGGGGTGGAGGTATGTGAGTGCAGGAGTTGCCGAACTTTTCTATTTGAAAGGAACGGCTGCGGCTTCTCCTACCATTCCGCAGGTAGATCCGGAAACAGAAGTCGAAGGATTGGTAGTTTTGGTTCCTGCACTTGCAACCGTACCTCCAAGTGTGGTGACTGAAGATGTGTATCTGGAAAATACAGAGTGGACTGTAAGTAAGACAGGCATAGGCACGATGGACCCGGCAAGTACGGACAATCCAAAGAGCGGAACCAAGGCCGTGAAGTCAACCGAAATCGCGAATCAATACAAAGTAAGATTCACCCGAGCGAGTACCATCGATCTGACCACGTTGACAGATGCGACTTTGGGGTTTGATCTTGATCTGATTGCCACGATGGCAAACAATCAACTGATCTCGGTGATCTTCCTGGATGCTTCTTTGGCTCCTGCTTCGAATGCTGTATCAATTCAATTCAACAGAGCTTCTTTGGCTTACCAGTTCATCGGGTTGGATCTGACTTTGTTCACGTTCCTGACTACTACGATCAAAGCAATCGAAATAAGATTTGCAATGAAAGGCGGAGGCACACATGCAGGATTCTATTTGGATAATGTAAAACTACAAGGCGGAGTCGATCAGCCTGTCTCATCTAATACTCACAATACTTTATTAGGTCTTCAGGGTGGTACTTCAACAGAAAGGTATCATGTGACCAAAGACCAGGCAGACGCAGCAGCAGCAGCAGCTTCACCAAGTACAGCCAATCCATTTGCCACGATGGCAGATGTGGGAGTGGGAGGAGGTATTGCTTCGGTCACAGGGGATGGAGTAGATAACACCGATCCAGACAATCCAATACTTACTTTTCCTACACCTGCGGAAATTAATGCAGAACCTGAATTTTTAAAAGGGGATTTGATAGCAGGGACTAACGTATCACTTTCTGGAACCTTGACGGGTAGATTGGTTGGCACTGGAAATGTGACTATCAATTCAACAGGCGGTGGCGGAGGAACTTCCGGCCTCACCTTACTCACCGGCTTTCCGGTCATTCCTTTCGACCAGAACTATCGGTATTCCCACGAGATGGCGGGACCGGTGGAGATTTCGGTTAACACGACACTTGCCCGAACTTTCCCCAATCACACCGTCCTGTATGTGAAGGCTAACGGGGTGGATAAACCAACTTTCAAGACTTCAGACAATTTCTCGATTCTCTATGATGGCTGGAACAATACCAACGGTGAATGGAACCGGATCAGAATAGAATGGAGCCCTCAAGGAAATCCTGTGGTGCAGATCATGGATACTTCCGGAGCTGCGAATCCAGGCACCGGAGCGATTGACTTCGAATTGTTATTTGATGATGATTATTCTTTCTCCCATGTGATCACCGGCACAGTTTCCCTTTCCGTGGACGCGACAGGTGCAGCTTACGCAAAGAAAACCATCTACTATTTCATGGCAGATGGCACAAACAAGCCGATGTGGGCAAGCCCGATCGAATGCAACTTTGACAACTACGTCAATGTCGCTGGGGTCTGGAATCGGTTCTTTCTCGAATACACCCCTGAAAATAAAGTCACGCTTCAAATCCAAAACACCTAAGAAATGGCAGAAGTCACACAACTGGAATACGAGAAGGCCCTTAACCTTCTAAGCAAGGTAAAGTCTGCCAAAGAAGCGGTCGAAGCCTACGAGAATCAAATCCGCTGGAAGGAAGATCCTGTATCGAAGATCATGGAGGAGTCGAAAGCTGAATTTGTGGCTGGGGAAACAGTCCGAGGAACTGACCTGCTTTGGAGAGCTACGAAGCTCCGATATATCCATGAGAAAGGCACGGTGGAAAGGGTAATTGCATATTCAAGCGATGGAGACTCTAAGAATCTAATTGCTATTTCATCCGATAAAAAAATTATGATATGAGCCAGTTTAGGAAAACAGGAACCTATTATGTGAGCCAATGGGGCGGTGACGACCTTAACGCAGGGACTTCTCCAACTTTACCAAAAGCTTCAATTTCGGCACTTCCATCTTCAACGGCGATAGCAGTTGTAGGGTCTGGAACTTATAATGGAGCAGGAGGATCAGCAAGTAAAACATTGGAGGCAGATGGAAAGGTAGTTATCGATTTCATAGGCAATGCAGGGTTTGGAGCTGGTACGCATAAATACACAGGATTAACTTTAAGAAATATTAATTTTTTAGTGAACGCGCCAAATTGGAGAAAATGCGTAATTGAGACACCCATTTTAGCTTCCTTCTTTTTGACTGATCCAACCACCAGAGGCATAAATGATTGCTCTTTTTTGGACACGGTTGAAATTGTATCGGTAACGATTGACAGAATAAGAATGTACAACAATTCATTTTTTGGGGCTTCGGTAAACTCTAATGGTTCGGGTGGAAACGTTAGACATATCCAGATAATGCAGAATTGTTATTTTAGTAAAGACACAACTCTTTTCCTTTTGCAAACGGCTATTGATACAGCCCTAAAGGATTATTCTAATAATTGTATAAATGGCCCTGTTAGCGTTGGGGGAGTTTTGTACGAGTTGAAAAAAGACATAAACGGAGGAACTAGACCAGATGCAAATGGAGCAATTCCTGATATTAGTTCAATTTATGCAAACGTTTATGTGGACGGGAATTTTACCTGTGATCCAATGATAATAGATGAGGCAACAAGAGTTGTTCGACCTGAATCAGATTTATTGAAGAGGACAAATTCGATTTCAACAGTAGGTGGCGCAAGAGCCGGAAAATATGTGACTTTTGACGATGAAAACTTTACGATCAGTTTCACAGACGTTGATGAGGTTTCAGCAGGTGTTTATAAAATAGTAGCAGGTCAGCCTTTTGGAAAAATAAGACTTACCGGGCAGATTTCAGAGGCTCTAATGTCTTTACAGAAAATTGATTTAAGAATCCCTTTCTTTTTTGACGGAGACGAACTCGGGGCCTCAGTACTCAATAACAACGTTCCTGATGCTTACAATGGATTATTGAGTCTAGATACGCTTGGAGATTTACCAGAGCGATTGCGATTCGAAATCAGGACATCAAGACTTACCAACCCTAACAGATCAACACCTTCAGATTGGGATAATGATAGCGTAGGAGTTTCAGGACAATGGTATTTGATGGAATACGGTCAGCCTCTTAGTTTTCACGTCCTTGGTGGCGTAGTTTACGGCAATGCCGACAAGAATGCCATCAATCCCGACACCATACTTCCTTTCTTTTACCGAAGCATTGATATTCTGATCACACTTTCTAACACCCGAGAGATATGAGTTTGACAGGGCTGGAAGGAATTATTTTATCCGAGGGAGTAGAGTTTGTTCCTGTTGGTTTAAGAGGCATTATCCTCACTTTCTCAGATGATACTGTTTTTGTAAACGTGAAAAACGGCCTCGGAAAACCGATCGAGGGAATGGAAGTAAATACGCCCTATTCATCCACCACACTCACCGGCTACACCGACGAAAACGGAAATATGCAGATCCTCTGTGATGCCACCGGGACGATCTCCTTCAGCAAAGACAAGACCTTCCGATCCCTGGCGTATGTGAGAGCGAGTCAGGGTGCGCTGATTAATTATGTGTTTAATGTGCCGATGCTGGAGTAACTAACACCAAACTAACAAATCTAACATTGTTAACACGATTGCAGTGTAAAGGTCTGCAACTTACCGCCATAGAACAAACCTATGGAGACGGAAACCTTTGACCAATCACTCACCACTGTAATCAAAACATCCTTTATCTATCTTTTCCTCATTTTGAATATTGAACTGGGGCAGGTAGGTTATCTTTTGATTTTAATTTTTGTGGATAGTCTCTTTGGGGTGGCAAGAGCTTTGAAGCTGAATGAAGGACTGAGCTTTCAGGTTTTCATTTGGGGCATTGGTGCCAAGATAGGCATCCTGCTGATTCCTTTTTTAGTGGCTGGGTTTGGGTTGGTCTTTAAAATCGAACTCATTTGGCTGGTGAAGGCATTCATCTACATCATAGCGGTGAATGACCTGGTTTCTATTTTCGCCAGTATCATCAGCATCAAGACCAAAGTCAGACACAAGTCAGTGGACTTCATCGAAAAAGGAATCCATGCGTTGATGACATTTTTTTCAAGGCTTGCCAGCCGAATGGTGGACACAGTGAACAAGCCTGATGATGAAGCTTCCTGATGTAGGCTTCAGCATGTCCAAGAAAAAGAAGGACATCCCAAACACGCTCACGTGGAGGCTTCCGATTCAATCGATACTAAACCTATTCAAGAAAAAGAAATGAACCCTATCCAACTTCTTCAGCAGTCTCTCAACCTCAAGCCAGACGGTGTGATCGGAAGAATCACCTTTGGTGCTTTACGGATGAAGTGGAACATCACAGGTGTGCAGCTCTGCCATCTACTGGGACAATGCGAAGCGGAGACGGGAGGCTTTTTGCTTTGGAATGAGAACCTGAACTACTCTGCAGCAGGTCTGCGAAAGACTTTTGCAAAGTATTACCAGGATGAACTTCTGGCGGTGAAGCACCAAAGGAAACCTTCAGTGATTGCAAATCATGTGTACGGTGGAAGGATGGGAAATCTCAACCCGAATGATGGGTTTCACTTTCTTGGCAGAGGTGCAATCCAACTGACCGGAAGGGACAACTATACCAAGTTTTCGCAGTGGAAGAAAGACCCTACCATCCTGACTCATCCTGACCTTGTTGCCGGGGTGTATGCGATGGACTCGGCTCTGTGGTTTTTCGAAGCCAATCGAATATGGAGATACACGAAAGACCTGAGCAACGAATCGATTCTGAAAGTATCAAGAGCCGTGAACGTAGGCAATGCCATGTCAGAGGTGACACCACACGGGATGCCTGACAGGATCAAGAATACTTTAAAATATCAATCCTTCATCTAAACCAATTATTATGTCATTCATGAAAAAAGCAAGCCAGTGGATTATGATCTCGCTGAAGACCTTCTTCGGGTTCATCAAGAAGAACAGCTATGTGGCTGTGACTGTCACCCAACTGCTGAAGAAAGCAGTGGCAGGTCAATGGGACAATCGAATTGCTTCTTTGATACCGGGAGGCTGGGCGCCTTTGATCGTGGAGGCTTTGGAGCGCATCATTCCCTTAGTGGCTGAATCAGTGCTGAAGGCTCACAACGCTTTCCAAGAAGACAAGCAAAGCGATGTGGTAGGTCAACTGATCGAAATGATCAAATTAAAACCTGAGGCAGAGCAAGCACAATTCTGGAAAGAATTTGCCGCGCGAATCAATTACTATTTAACTGATGGGGAAATGAGCTTTGAGGAAGCATGGATCGAAGCTCAGAATGTCTACTCAAAACTATTCAAAAAGTAATGGAATATCTTCTGATCAAACCTGACGGGTCAATCTCAGTTTACCATAGCCTGAGAAGGTTGTGTGTGGAAAATGGGTTTGACCCGAGGCAGGTTGACAGAAAGGACCTCCCAAAGAAAACACCTTACGGAAAGATAATGGCAGTGATGCCAGACACAAGAATCTAAACTAAAACACATATGAAAAATTTACTAGTACTAGCATTGATGCTTTTATCATTTGGGGTCAATGCTCAAAGCAAGAAGCTGGAAGAAGTCTTGACCACCTCACCTGTCTTTTATTACATTTACGAAGGGGAAGAAGGTGACGGTGCGGTGGAACTTCAGATCCATGACAACTTGCATCAGTTCGTTTCGATGGGTTACGACCGGTTATCTGATCAGGCCAAAGGGAACGACCCAAAGAATCCTTTGATTAAATTAATTCAGATCCCTGAGATTCATCCTTTGGCTTTCAGACAAGTGGAAAGCCTGGAAGAGGCAAAGATGGCAGTGGATGGAATCAAGGTAATAACAGTCAGATTGAACTCACTTCGGGAGGCTGCACGAATCATGTACAGGTGAATCTGATAGGTTAAAAAAATCCAACTGCCCAACAAACTGCCCAACAGGTCAGAAAAAAAGCCCTCTAATATACATTGAGGGCTTTTTTGTGCGGATGAAAGGATTCGAACCTTCACACCAAAGGCGCTGCCACCTGAAAGCAGTGCGTCTACCAATTTCGCCACATCCGCGACTTTCAATCTTTCAATTGGTCCACAAAGAAAATAAAACTCTCCTTCTGATACTAGACTCAATTAAATTAAAAATGATTCCAATTTTATTGTTTTCAGGCTGTTTTGGGGAGTTTGTTGATTCCCAG